TTGACCATTACCGCCGCCATAACCAACAACAACTGTATAACTTCCGCCTGGTGTTACAGGTATAGTATTTTTCCAACCTAAACCTGCGCCTGCGCCGCCTGGGTTAGCCCAGCCGTTCTGACCACCGCCGCCACCACCGATAGCAAGTACGTTTACTTCGTACACTTGGGAAGGTGCAACCCATGTATACGAACCTGGGTTCGAATAGTTTTGTTGACCTGGGGGAATAGGCGGATTTGTTAATGGAAGCGGCAGCCATTCACTACCGTCGTAACCTTCAAAATTACCATCGCTTGTGTTCCATCTCATCATTCCGGCGCTTGCGCCGCCCGGGCGTTGACCTGTTGTACCAGAAGCAACTTTTAAATATCCGGTGTCATTTATTGTCGTATTCTTTAAACTAGCCATATTAATTTCTTCCTTTTAATGTTTCAACTTCAGCAGTAAGTTCTTTTACTGCTTCAATAAGATATGCAGTCAATTTAGTATATGTAATACCATCTGCAGTTTCATCATCGTTGTATTTAACCACATTAGGAAGTATTTTAGCTACTTCTTCTGCAATCAAGCCAGGTTCTGCTGTTGCACTGCCGTCTAATCTATCGTATGTTACACCTACTAATCTCTTAATAGAGTTTAGAGCGCCTTCGATAGGTCTTACATTTTCTTTATATGTTATACTTGATGTTTCAGTAATACTTGAAAATCGACCTGAACTTGCATTTGTTGATCCGACTGTAGTACCATCAATTGCACCGCCATTAATATCAACACTAGAACTTAATAAATTACCGCTAAATCTTGTTGCACTAATTGTACCGTTACTTGGCACAAAACTAAATTTACTGCTACTTGTTGTAACTGCTGTAATAATTCCGCTTGTTGATGTGATTAAAGTTGGGTAATAAGTAGTTCCACTTGTTGTGTTATTACTTACTGATACGTTAGCAGCAGCCCAACTTAATGTTCCGCTACCGTTTGTTTTTAAAAAATATCCGTTAGTGACGCCGGATGATGGTAGTGTATAGGTTATATTTGATGCAACTGTTCCAGGTACAGCAAGTGCAACATAATTTGAACTATCTGAATCTGCTAGTCTTAGTTGACTGTTTGATTGTAACGAAACATGTGCATTAGATCGAACATCACCTGTACCATTTGGATCGAAAATAATATCATCGTTTGGTTCGATGGTTTGTAGTATATTATTTTGAGCCGTAAATGTACCTAAAACTGGTCCACCTTGGATACTTGTACTAATTCTTCTTGGCATATTATTTTCCTTCTAAGCTGTTGATGTTTCGATTCCATACACCACAGCGTTACAATCCGTACTGTTTGAAAAACATACAATTTTTTGTCCTGCTGATAGCACAAAACCTGTTCTTTCTAAAACACCATTACCGATTAGCTCTGTATCATATTCGACCCATTCTGCTGTAGTTGGGCTGTCTGTATCTGCTAGTGCTATTCTAATGTTTCTTGCTTGTGAATTTCGGTTAGTAAAGTTTACCGACACCACACTAAAATGATCTACCGGGACGGTGTATACAGTTGTATTAGTTGCTGCTGTTAGCGCATTTGCCCCTAGTTTTCCGTTTGCCATAAATTATCCTCTCTATTATCTTAACATGTAATTATATGCGAGTGGTAATCCTAATACACCACCTTGGAAATTAACTCTTGCTTTAATATTTATCAATTCTCCTGACACTGTTGTAATTGTGTTAGTAGCTATAAAAATATCGCCTGCTGTTACAGAGTTAACGTTAAGTGACGCACCACCGCCACCAATTTGTGCTTCAATATATGCTTTGATAGCACGTTGAGTTGGAACAACATTATCACTATTCGCTGTAAAGAACGGATCTGTTGAAAACTCGCTCACTGCTGCTGAGTTACCACCTAGTGTAACCTCGCCCAGTGTTAGTTCTTGTAGACCTGCAATGTTAAATGCTTCTGCATTCAATGTTGCAATACCAGTTGCTTGTTCAACACTAAACAAGTCACCAACTCTAAAGTTACCATCTTGGTCTGTAGCAGTAAAGAATACTCGTCCACCGTCTGCTGTAACTGTTTCGTTGTCTGGATTTGGACTATTAACCGGTACACCTGGATAATTAGTATCAACAAAATTGCCTGTACCTATATCTAGGAAGTCGTGTCCTGTAAGTCTAACTTGTGAGAATCTGATACGAATTGTAACTCCGTCACCATGTGCTGGTGCATCTGGTATTTCCATATTTGGACTCAATTGTAGGAATGTTGTATAACTTCCATCATTACTTCCTAAGAAACTAACAGTATTAACTAATTTAAATATTGTATCTGGTAAACTATCAAATACTACGTTAGATCCAGGTACTGGTCTATTTGTTAACTGTCTTACTGCAACAAACAATCCAGTTTGGAAGAAGTCTGCGTACCCATTACTTAAATCAGCATTAACATCAGCATCAGCTGCTTCGAAGTTTGTTCCTCTTGCTTCAAACGATGGCTGAGCTAACGCACCTTTACCGACTCTTACATCAAAAGTAGCGTCATTAATGTTTCCTGGGTCAGTTATTGTAATGGATGGTGCTGATGTGTAGTTACTGCCTGGTTCCCAAAGTTTTACTTCAAAAATTCTTTCACTAGCAACACTAACTCTACCTCTTGCTGTACAGCCTATGCGGAAGTCATGTACAAGATTCGATGTGCCATCACCTGCTACTATAAATTTACCAGTTTGTCCAGGATTACCAAATGCTATTGTACCTAACTGTGTACTACTTGCAAAAGTTGGAGTATATGTACTCCATGTTCTACCATTTTCTGAATAATATACTCTATTATTAGTACCTGCAGAAGTAGCAACAAATACACCATTACCATAAGTTATACTGTCTATTGCTGCGGGCATTGCTATTGCTGTCCATGTTGCACCATTGTCTGTACTTAATGCTGAGTTTCCTGAGCCGTCGCAAACAATAACTTTATTCTTACCAGCGATAATTTTATTCCAGGTACTACTACTCGGTAATGTAGATGTTGTCCAGGTATCGCCATCGTCATTTGAATAAGCAAAATTATCAGTTCCACTATAACATGTAAAGAAGTGTCCCATTCCGAAAGCAATTGTATCAGGACCTGATGTAACTGTTCCTCTACTTACCCAGTTCTCGCCGCCGTCTACACTTGTATAAACTGCTGTGTCATTATCACATAATCTCATAAAAATATTATTACCATATGCAACATGACTTGCGCCTGTGCCTGATGCCCAAGTACCAGTTGTCCAAGTTATTCCGTTTTCACTATACGCATAATCCTGCGTATCGCCTACAACAATATATGATGGTTCATATAATGTAGATCCGTCATCAATTGATCCTGATGCCATTTTTGCATTAGATACACCGCTGATTCCTGCTGGAAATGCTCCACTACTCCATGTAACACCATCAACACTAAATTCATATAAATTTGTACTTTGAGCGCCTGCAATAAATATACCTTTTTGAGCTAGTCCTTCGTAGTCAAACTCAACTACTTCGCCACTTGCTCCTACACTAGTTAGTGTAAGTGTAATATCATTTGCTGGAGTTGCTCCACCTACTGATGTACCAGCTATAGTTAATGTATCAAGTCTAGAATATCCACTACCACTTACATTTACTGTTACATAATATTTTGCACCTACTTTATCTATATCAAATGTTGCAAGTGTTCCATCACCAGTTGTAGTTGATGCTATACCGATATATTGTGCAGTAGTTGCATGATGTATTATTTGTCCCCAATTTTTACTACTACTAAAGGCTCCTTGTGTAGCTGATTGCGGCGGAGCACTAAATGAAACATTTGGTTCAATTTGATAAGTTGAACTTGCGTTAGGCGCTGTAATATCTTTACCTTCTTGGAAGTTATCCCATCCTGCCGAACCATCTGATTCTTTAAGAACTGTTGCTACTTTAGTACCTGCATTGTAAGTATCAATAATACCAAAGTTTCCTACTCCAGCACCACCTGTAATAATAAGTTTCATACCAGGATATGCTGTACTTAAATTACCATCTGTTTGTGCTAGTGTAAGTTGTGTTGTACTACCTGCTTGTGCGGTATTTTGTGCAATAGTAAAGCCACTACCGCCTGCTAAATCTTCTTCAGCATCTGATAGTTGTGTAACACGTACATTAAATACTGCATCATCTCTAAAGTCTTTTGTATCTTCAAATGTAAGTATTTCATTATCACCTGCGCCAAAGATATTAAGTTCTGCTTCAGTATATTCATTACCAGCATGACTGTACTCCATAACAATTAAGCCGTCTCCATCACAGAACACATCACTAATTGTTGCATTATACTGGAACTTGTTATCTACAATTGCTGTTACTGGTGTTTCTTCTGCATCAACACCTTCTGCAACTGAGCCAAATGTACCATATGAGTTATTACCGTTTGTAGCACGTACTCTACCACCGCTTTCAGCTAGATAACCGATATGCGAGTAGTATGAGAATACAGACACAAGTTCTGCTCTACCGTTGTTAAGGATATGTGCGCCGATACCGTCACTAATAACCTGTGTAAAGTCATTACTAACAATCGAGTCATTACCGCCGTCGTGTAACGCACCGTCAATCTTTTGTCCAGTTGCTGCATAACCAAATGTTGTACAGTTTTGTATATATGGAGAACGTGCAGTAATCCAAACTGCTTCATGTAATGGTCCCCAACCTGGGTCAAGCGATCCATATGCTCCTGCTGTAACTCTTCTTGTACCATATTCGTTTAGTGGTCCTAAGTCACCTTGTAGACCATCCATTGTCATTAATCGTAAACCTGTGCCATTACGTAAGTAGAAGAAATCTTCTTCTTGACAGCCTATAATTGAATTAGCGTAATAACGAGCTGCTAACTTTGTTTTATAGTTATTTGGCATTACAACTCTAATGTCATTTGTATAGTCTCTAACAAAGTTTGCTGGATATAATAGATCATCTTTAACAGCATCTAAGTAAGCATCAACATCCCTTGAACATGTTGCTTGACTATATGTGTAATCTGCTTCTACTTTAAAACTACCTGCATTTGTTGATATTGTAGATACTGCTCCATTTAAAGAATCACTTATTGTAAATTGTGTACTAGAAATAATATTTGCAACATAATATGTTGTGTTTACAAGTAGTCCCGAATTGCCGACTGCTAACTCTGAGTCTTCAAGATTTATAAATTCTAAAGGCATACCTGGTAATAACCACGATGTATCAACGATAGATAGTGTATTGCCTATTGCGCTAGTTTCAGTAATTGTACCACTAAAATAATCAGCTACATAAGCATGTACTTCTGACTTAACAAAATCTTTATTAAGTTCAATTTGTCTTACTGCAAAGTGACTGTTAGGATCAGCTGTAACTTTATTACTACCTTGATTTACTGTAGCATTAAAGATCATATCGTTTGCATACTGATATGCAAAGTCAATTGCTGCGTCAGCTGATGCTTCTGATGCATTAGCTTTTACTAGTTCTGCTGCATAAAGATTTGCTGCTAAAGTTGCTTCTGCTTGGTCGCCGTATACTTTGGCTGATGCAGTTCTCTTATAAGAAATACCAGCAATTATCGAAGCCATATTTGAACCAAGTGCTGCGTCATATGCTGCTGCATATGCAATAAGTTGAATGTCTCTTTCGCATTTTGCTTGATTATATGTTAAGTTGGGGAAGTTCGTTGTAATAAATGTAATTACATTTGATTTAACTGTTGTTAAATTTCCTGCATTAATAATAGCTGCATGATCTGATTGTAAGCCTGCGCTTGCACCAGTAATATCAGGATAGTTAATTGAAGGTATTGTACCTGTATCAATAATTCCTGTTATAACATCCATCAATGTTTCAATACTAGTACCTGCTGCTACACTGCCGCCGACTCCAGTATTCTGAGTTGTTGCTGATTGTTCTGTAGGACTAACTGCAATACTTCTAGATATCGGAACAAGTATATCTTTGAGATAACCATATGCTGCAAGTGTTGCAGTTTTTTCTTCTGAATCTATTTGTAGGGCACCGCCTGTACCTGAATAATAAGCAGATCCTGCTGTAACACTCTGCCAGTCTCCACCGTATGTTAAATCGTATGTTAATGCATCGAGAATATAACCAACATCTTGTTTACATTTTGTTTTGCTATATTTTACAGCTGGATAGTTATTTGTAATGTATGCTAATACTTCTGCATTAATAAACTCTTTATTAGCTTTAATAAGATCTCTTGCATATCCGTATTCTGAATCAAAGCCAGATGGAAGAGGTAAAACAGCTTCTATCTTGGTACCTAATCTAAAGTCTATATCTTTTTTGATTGTTCGAACTGCTTGAGTTGCTCCAGTACCTTGTACATCAATACCAAATGGATACTCTCTACTTTGTGCAGTGGTGTTACCTGTAGTAGGAGTAACAGCAATACCTTGCACAATATCACTCATAATATCTTCTATTCTTTGAATTGCACGGAAACTATAGTTGCTATCAAATATAGGTGTTAAAGTTGTATTTGATGCTTTTCTAGGTTGTACATTCGTTGAACGTAGTTCGTCGCCGATAACACAACATTCTGCAGGAACTATAATAGGTAGCATTTCATAGTATCTACCTGTAGACACTTTAATAAGTGTGTTTCTAATTAATCTTGCTGGTAAGCTATCTGCATTACCTGCCGTAATTGCATCTGTAACTATACCAACTAAGTTTGTAATTTCAGGAAGTACAGGTTCTGCAACAAGTGTTTCGTCAATAAATTGTTCAACAACTGCTGTTGAATTATCACCATTTGCAACTTGATAATTTACATCAGGTGCGATATTTTGTAGTACTCTTTGTATTACTTCTAATCCATAATTTATTGATGCTACTGTTTCGGCTTCTTGTCCTAAAGTATAAAATGCAGGAGCATTATTAACATATTCTAGTGCAACTTTTCTACTTTCAACATTACCACCATGTGTTATATCCCAAATCACTGCATCAACAATGTAACCCATATCTCTTTCACATTTTGATTCAGCATATGTAAATCCATTAAATAGTTCGCCGACGCCCGCATTTGCAATCTGCCAGTCTGTCCATTCTACTATTTCTCTTTGAATAAAATATTTGTTTAATTCTAAAAGTCTTCTAGCATCAGGATTTTTTGCTCCTTTTTCAATTTGCTCACATGCAAATCTAATGCTTTTAAATGGCTTATCTAAAGTACGTCCGTGTAATGGAGTAGGACCATCAGTACCATGTTCGGCTACGTAATAAACATCGTCTGCAACACCATAATATGTCCATTCAGGAAGATTGGAGTTAGATACTCTTAGTAATTGTCCTTCTTTACCTATCGGTAGTCTAGTAGGTCCTGAACCTGAATAATATACTAAATCGCCATCTGTGTTAAGAACACTTGTTTCTGTACCGATAGCTAACACATTCCAGTATGTTCCGCTTGTATCTTGATCTGGACGTGAATTTTCTGCGCCACCGCCTGGTTGAATTGCAGTTTCTGTTGAAAAGTCGTCGCCTTCAGAAATGTGTCCGTTTATACAAACATATGAGTTATTTCCGTAACGAACAACGTCACCTAATACATATTCTCTATCGTCTAACCATATACCTGTCCATTTTAAGCCAGTAGCAAGTTGTGACCAGTAGTCTGTATCGGTAGGATCGTTTCCTGAGCCTTTCTGTTTTGCAACATAAAGGTATCCGCCTCTTGAAACTGTTTCGCCTGCATCGTATTCAACAGCTGAAGAATCATCATTGTATTCACCTAAGAATTTTATACCTTGTGTAAACAATGACCAGTTTGTACCGTCATCTGTTTGAGGATCAGTGTTTTCATTAACAGTATTTGCAATATATTGATTGCCGCCGCTTCGTACAACATCACCTTGCTGATAAATTTTTTCAGGGATCCAAATGTCTTCAAATTGAAATCCTTGTACAAAACTAGTCCAGTTAGCAGCATCAGCACCAAAACTATCTGTTGAAGTATGAGCAGTAGAACATATATATAAACTTGCGCCGTAATTTACAACATCGTTTAATTTATATCTAGTAGGATTTGACCATGCATTTTTATATTCTATACCTGCATTAAAGGTATCCCAGTTTGCGCTATTAGCTTCTAATCCGCTATCGGCAGTTGCAGCAGATGTATGAAGTGCGTTACAAACATAAGTAACACCGCCATATTTAACTAAGTCGTTTACTCTATATCTAGTTGATGTAGTCCATTCACCTTTCCAGTCTAGACCTTCAGCATATACTGACCATTTTGATAAATCATCTTCTAATCCGTCGTTTGCAGTTTCAGCAGATGTATGAACTGTATTACAAATATAAAGCCTTGCTCCATATTTTACAATGTCATCATATACATAATATGTATTTGTTGCCCACTCACCTTTATATGTTTGTCCATCACTAACTAAATTCCATTTAGATGGTGTTACATCTAAATCTATAAAAAAGTCATTAGCTGATGAGTGTCCGATTGTACAAATATACATTTTGCCGCCATAGGCCACAACATCATCTTTGTAATATACTGTAGTAGTTGTCCAGTCATTTTTCCAAACAAATCTGATTCTACCTAACTTAAATTCTGCCATTTATCTTACTCCGTTGTAATATTTATCTTTTCTTTCATAATGCTTAATATTATGCTCGATCTTCGTTAAAGAAGCTCTGTCTTAAAAACATTGTTTGTGCTAGTATAGATCCTTGTATTCCATATCCTTCTCCACCATTAAAGTGTACTGGAACAGGTATAAACAATTCACCTTCTACTACATCTATTCTATTTGATTCGCTACCTATTAACACAACCCCTGCTTGTAAATTATTTGTAGCAATCTCTGAACCACCTTGGCTCAGTCTATTAGTAAAGAATGTTGCTATAGCTCGTTGTGTTGGAATAACATTATTAGAATCTTCTGTAAAGTTTACATCTGTACTAAATTCTCTAACAACTGTTCCTGAACCACCTAGTCTTACGCCGCCTAGTGCAAGTTCACTCAAGCCGTCTAAGTTAAAGAATTCAGCACTAATAGTAACAATACCAGTTGCTTGCTCAACAGCAAATAATTCACCACCTCTAAAGTTACCGTTTTGGTCTGTAGATGTATAAAATACTCTACCACCGTCTACTTCAAATACTTCATATTCTGGTGCAGCAACAAAGAAATTACCATCTCTATAAATTGCAGGGTAGTTTGTTTCTAGAAAATTCCCTGTACCAATATCAAGGAAATCGTGTCCACTAATACGACATTGAGAATATTGTGTTCTTATTTCACATGTAGTTCCAGTTTGTAAACTATCTTCAATTTGCAAGCTCGGCGTGATTTGAAATCTTGCACGTTTTGTACCAGCATTTTGGCCATCATCACCTAAGTCAGTTATTGTTGATACAGTATAGATTTTTAAATCGCCTTCTTCTTCTGTATCAAGATCTTGGATAGTAGTAAATCTAAGCTGCGCTCCTGGACCTGGAATTTCTGATGGTACACCAATGAGTGTAACTAATGTTCCTTCTGGAACAATATCAGCAAATCCGTCTCCAGTAATAGTAACTTTTGTAGTAGATGTTCTATATCCTGTACCTCTGTTTCTAAAAGTTGGCTGACCTAATACTCCATCGCCTAGACGTAAATTATATAAAACTTCACTGGTAAATGTATTATCAAAGATAGTCAATGTTGGATCGTTTTCACCTTCAACATATCCACTACCTGGATCCCATATTTCCATTGTAGAAAGTTGTGAACCATTTACTACTGCTCTAAACTTAGCTTGTGCACCTGTTCTAATTTTGTGCCAACCTTGTAGTGTAGAATTATTAGCTAGCACCACCCACGTTGGTTTTCCACTTAGCGTATTATAAGTTAGTGCCGAATAATCTTTTACCCAGAACATATCTCTACCTTGCCAGTTATAGCCGTCACTACTTGTAGCTACCCAAGAAGTTGCGCCTGTAGCAGGTGTTGCATCAGCACCGATGATTTGTCCATCAGTATTCGAAAGAGCAAACCAGCTTCCGTTTGCAAATTTTACCTTGTTCCACTTCATTGTTGTAGAGCCATCTTCAAGTGGCATATCAAGACCTTGTTGCCAAGTTAACCCTAAATCTAGACTATAAACTGTTGCGCCGTCTCTGTCAACTGCTACAAATCTATTCTTACCATATGTTAATCCCACCCAAGCAAATGCGCCCGCTGGAAGAGCAGTGTCAATTCTTGTCCAGGTAATTGCATCCTCGGAATATGCAACTGCTCGATCATTCCCTGCAATTACAACAAATCTGCCGCCACCATGTGCAATATTAGACCATTGACTAGCTGTAGAATCTCCTAATGTATCGTCTGGAATAGTTGCTTGTGTCCATGTTATACCATCTGTACTAGATATTACTGTATTACTATCTTCGGCACATATAACAAATTTACCTTCTGCAAAAACAATATCACTCCATGCTTCATTAGCCGGTAGTTGTTCAAATGTCCAGTTGATTCCGTCAGTTGATACTCCTACTCTATCATCATCGTCGGCAATTAAAACAAATTTGCCGTTGCCGTTTGCTAGCGTATGCCAGTTTCTAACTCTGTTTAGAAATGTTTCATTCCAGTCTGTTGCATCTGAACTATATACAATAAAGTTAGGTTGTGCAACAGCAACATATATTCCAGAAAGAGCTGTACCTGTAGTAACTATGCCTTGTATACTATTTGTACTATCGTCGGAATTAGCTGTAACTCTTATTACACAATCGTTAGCAGGTGTTTGACCACCTAGTTCAGTACCGAGTATTGTAATTTCGTCTCCTATAGCATAGCCCGCTCCTGGATTAACAATAGTTACTTCGTAATGTTGGCCGCTACGTAACACATCTACAATTGCTCCAGTTGGAGTTACCGATGAATCAATTTCTCCAGTACCAAAGCCTAATGTTATTCCAGCATAATTTTGACTAGTTTCACCGTGAATTAAATCTTTAAAAGTTCTTTCATTAGGTAAATCTCCTGCTTCTCTTTCAAATCCAGGATCACTTACTACAATTCTTGGTTCAATTCTATATACACAGTTGTTAGAAAGAGCAGGTTCAATTGTTGTTCCAGGAACAATATGATCCCAACCAGGTTCTCCAGTACTTTCTTTTCTTACTGTTGCAACTTTTGTGTTTGCTACATAATCGTCAACAATAGCATATTGTCCAGTTCCGTCGCCACTTACAATAAGTATTCTCATACCGTTATATGTGTCATCTAGATTGTTATCTGATTGAGCAAGCGTAATTTGTGTTGTATTTCCTGCTTGTGCATTATTACCGTAAACACTATATCCGCTGCCGCCTGCAAGTCCAGATCCTTCATTTAACAATCTAGACTGAAATATCGATCCATCAGTGATTTGGTCGAACACTACCTCAATGCCGCCGCCGGCGCCAACTACATCTGCTGTAGCTGTTGTATAATTTTGTCCACAATGTACATATTCAAATAGGAACACTTCGTCTTGAAATTCTCCTGCATATACGTTATTAACTATTGCGTCATTATTAGTATTATCAACACTTGTACTTATAGGTGTTTCATTTGGATCAATACCTATCGATACTGAACCAAATACTCCATATGAGTTATTACCGTTGGTTGCACGTATAATGCCGCCGTCTTCTGCTAGATATCCGATGGCTGCGTAATAGGTAAACACTGAAACAAGTTCTGCTCTTGCACCATTAGTTACCCAGGCACCTATACCATCACTAATGACCTGTGTAAAATCGTTTGAAACAAATGATCTATTGCCGCCGTTGTGTAGATTGCCATCAACTTTTTGGCCGATAGCATATGTACCAAGAGTAGTAACACCTTGTATATATGGCGATCTATTATTAATCCAAACACGTTGATCGTTTGGGCCCCAACCTGGATCTAATGCACAATATGCTCCGCCAGTAGGACGTTGGTATAATTCAAATACATCAGCTTCATCAGGCAATCCAACTATACCGTCAACTGTCAGTTGTCTTATCCCAGTTGTATCTCTTAAATAGAACATATCAGGTCCATTTGTACTACCGTTATATCTATTATAATAAACTTCAGCTGCTCGTAGTGTTCTATAATTACCTTCGTATTTTAGATCGTAAAGTACAGAATCTATTAAAACAAGTATATCTCTTTTAACTTTGTCCATATTATATGAGGCTGCATTTGTTTGTCTATATGCAAGTAATTCTGCTTGTAGCCATGCCTTATTTTGTTCTATAAGGGTAATTGCTGCTTCTCTATCAGTATCTAATGTAGGAGCATTACTACCTGTAATTGTTGGCGCTGCAACACCTGTATCATTTATATAAAATTCTAAATAATCTACAAAATTAGTCAATAATGCAACTGCCGCGGATGCAACTTCTGACGTTGATGGAGGAAAATCAGTTGATAGTATTAGATCATTTCCGACAGTATTTTGAATTTCTTGCAGCGTGAAAAAGTCTTCCATAATTTCTGACCAACGAGTTATATAACCATCTCTAGCAATAGGAAAGTCATTAGCATAATCACTATCAGGGCCAGCTGCTTGAACTGTAGTACTTCGTAGTTCGTCTCCCATAATTGTACAACCAGCAGGAACTGTGATAGGCAAAGTTTCGTAATACCTTCCAGTGCTAACTTTAATTTTTACCGGTGTAAGCGGATCATAATTGCTTAATACAAATTCAGATGCATATTGTATTGTTTTAAATGGTTTTTCAGATTCTAGGCCGTATCCTGTTTGATCTTTTCCGTGCATTGATACATAAACTACATCTGAATCTGAAATCCAATCTCTATAATATAGTTCAATATCAGAGTTTACACTTAAAAATTCCTCAGAATTACCAATTGACACATTAGTAGGTCCTTTTGTAGAGCCGTCTCCGACGTTTCCTCTACTTAGACCATATGTAAGTAGATCACCTTCATCTTCTAATCCTGCATCTAAACCAGCTTGAATAAATAATTCCCAGTATTCAAATCCGCTACCGTTGTCACCTGGAAAATTATTATTTGCACTTATATGCTGTTCTACACAGTTCCATGTACTACCTTTATAAATTACAAGATCGTTTGGATAATATTGATTTGCAATGCTCCAAACATTATTCCATTTTACGCTAGGAATTAATTTTTCCCATATACTCGGATCTAAGAAATCGTTAGTTGACCCATCAAGTTCTTCAACTTCAGAAACTGCAATGTACACGTCTCCGCCACGTTGAATAACATCACCTGGTTTATAGTTAGCATTAATACTATAATCGCCTTTAAAGTTATATGAATATGAAAGTAATACCCAAACCGACGATCCTTTATCTTTAAATGGTTTTTGATTTGTATTATTTTGTATAGCATAGTATGCATTACCGCTATAAATTACAACATCACCTATTTGATAATATGTAGCAGAATCCCACTCTCCGTCAAAATCAAAACCTGGTAGCTCTACTACAAATTTTGTAACATCTATATCATTTAACCCTGCTGTATAAGATTCAGTACAACGGAATAAAGTGCCGCCACTTCTTACAAGGTCGTTTTTTCTATAACTGGCGCCGCCGACAAATTCGCCTACATAAGTTGTATTATCTAAAAATACTTCCCAGGCGGCAGAATTATCTTCTAACAAAGTTCCAGCAGCGTGTGCAGTTACACATTTATATGTAATACCATTATATCTTACTAGTGCGCCCGGAACATAATCTGCAGAACTATCCCATGTGCCGACATATGCTTGATGAGATCCTACAGACGTCCAGTTTTCTGATTGAGAACTGAATGCCGTAGAAGTATGATTTGTTGTACACTCCCAAAGTGTACCTTGATAAAATATAATATCACCTAAGTCGTACGATGTTGCTGACGACCAAGGCCCAACAAATGAGCGTCCGCTTGTCATAACTCTCCATCGTGGATCTGCTAGGGGTGGACTTGATTCTGGTACAATATAATCTAAATCTTCTCTAAAATCTGTAGATGCTGTATGTCCTACAAGACAAACATAAGATCTACCTTTTAATCGTACAATATCGTCTCTACTATATACTGTACCAGTGACCCAGTCACCTCGCCATACATACTTAAATCGTTCTAACTTAAACTCTGCCATTTATCTTTTCCTTAGTACTCTGCACCGCCGGACAATTGTCCTACTACTACGCCGTCTAAACCTTCTCCATATCCCGGACTAGATATTCCTTCTGGAAAATCATAACCTTCCGAAACTCTTAATACAAACTCGCCTGTATCTGGGTCAATAAAATAGGTTAAACTTCTACCTTCCCATTTAAGTTGTGGATATCGAAGATTATCATAAACAACGTTATGTTCTTCGTCAATCCCGTCTAAAAAATCAATTCCTTCTTCAAAATCTGGAAAGTTTTCAACTTCTTCGCCGATATCGTTAATAACAACACTATTGCCTTCAGCAACTGATAATTGATCCGATCTGATTAAGTATAGTTCACCATCGATATTCCTTCTTAAACCATAGAGATATCTTTTAATAATACCTGCTAAAACGTCTTGTGGTGTATTACCTACATAATGTGTCATTATAATTTCCTTACGTTATTTCAACGTAACTTACAATTACGTCTACTGCGTCATTTAAATTTGCACTAACAAGCAATTTATTTTCAGGAGCCATAATTAATTTTTCGCCCTGTTGTACTGCTCTTAAACTTGTGTTAGCTGGCAGCAGCGTATCTTTTAAATAAAATCCTGTATTACTTGTATCATCTTCAACATATACGCTAATATATACAAAGTCAGTTGTTAAGTTTGTACAACTTAACCCAATGATTGTAAATCTACTTGTAGGTTCTGTTGCCACAATTTCTACTGGCTTTGATCCTACATTTTTGACTACTTTATTTCTAAAAAACGTTGCCATTTATTTCATCCTTATCCGAATATTACTGCCATTGTAATAGCAATATCTTCTGCATCAATTCTCGATATCGAACCAGTTTGTCCTGCAACAGATCCCCAAACTGATCCGTCATAAGCTTCAACTCTTCCGTCAGCTGTGTTAAATCGAAGCATACCTACTTCTGTGTATGCAGGATTTGGTCTATCTAAACTTGTACCTACCGGAAGTACAAATCCGTTTGATCCTGCTATTTTAACATAACCATTATTAGTATTTACAAAAGTTGTAACACCGTCTTCTACAACGTTTGTAATTGTATTACTAGAAAATGCAAAGTCTTCTAATACTACGCTACCTGTTCCTTGTGCAGAAAACTGTAAATCAACATCTGTATTAATTGTTGTAATAACATTAGTATCGATTTCTATGTCATCAACAGTTACTCTGTTAACATCTAATTTTACACTATCAAGTGTTCCTATAACAGTATCTTCAACTATAAATCTGATAATATTGTCATTTGCACCTTGTGTTGCTTCAGCAGTAATTCTTGTGTCACCGTCAACATCTTGTAAGCCATTTAGTTTAATCCAGTCACTACCGTCGTAACCTTCAAATCTTGTTAACTCAGAATTATATCTAATAATACCTGCTTCGGCTGTAGGTCTGCTTGCTATATCACCAGTTGGTAATTTTAACGAACCTGTTGAATTTATTTTAGTATACTCACTACCAGGTTGTATAATTATATCACTAGCTGTGGAACTAATAGTATAAGAATCAATATTAAAATTATCGATAGTTATAAACCCTGCGCCGTTAGCCCTAAGCTCTAAATTTGCATCTGATGTAGTTGTTCTAATGTAGTTATCTGTAATTAAGATATCATCTACGTATGCACTTTCAACGTATAGATTCTTCCATATTTTATTGGCAAGACCTAAATTAAATGTACTAGTGACTGATGGTTTTATATCTGAAGCAATTCCTGCAACTATTTGTATATTATCAGTAACTTCGTCACCGATTACAATGTTACCACCGATTGTAACGTTTCCAGTAACATCTAAGTCGCCGTTAATATTAACATTATTATTAAGATTAATTTGATCTGATGCTGCTGTAAAATTAACATCTCCTGATAAGCTTTCAAGAGTATTTCCACTAATTCTTAAATTTCCAGTATCAATTTTATCAGCTAATATTGATGTAGTATTTACACCATCTGTAAATGTAAGCCCTGTATCAGTATCAACATTAAAGTTTGCTGCGCTAAAAGTAACTTGTCCTGTGTCTTGATTTACATAAAATAAATCACCAACTCTAAAGTCACCTCTATGGTCTACAGAATTGTATCTCATTTTTGCATTATTAAGTGCAACTACTTCATTTGCTTGAATTACTGTAGTAGGATCATTTGTAACTTCTTTACCGTTACCGATGTATGCTAAATTTTGTCCGATAGCATAAACAATTACTCCTGGACCATTACCGTATAATCCGTAATTACCATACACACAAGCACTTCCTATCATACGCACTTCTGCGCCGAAATCGCTATAATCAGCTAAAGTAAATTGTGTTGCTACTGCGCCGCCACTAAATCTAATATCTTGTTGTTGAATAGTTTCATCTGTGAACACAGCTGAACTATCGTCACCGTTAAATCTCATTAATAATACAGTATCTTCTGTTGAATAAAGATTAACAATCGGTGCTATAAAGTTACTTGTATATTGTGCTACACCTTTTTGAATTCTAAAATCGTCAAAGTGAGCATTTGCTGATTCTGTACCATCATGTTTTGCACCTATAGTTAAAGGTTTTGCAACACCGTAATTATTATTATCAGTGTATGTTGACCCTACTTGTGTACCGTCTACAAAAAGTTTTGTATCTGTACCTGACCTAGTAATTGCAATATGATGCCATGTACTTGCTGTTAGAGCACTTGCTCCTGAAATTTTAGCTGCACTATCTGTATAGTAAACTATATCACCTGTATTCGTTGTATATACATAAGGAGCAATATCTGCATCGATGCCTGCTCTAAAGTCAAACAATGTTTCATTAGTTGCTGGCAATGCACCATTTGAGTAATACCATGTTTCTATTGTAAAATCGTCTGTTCCAAATCCAAAATCATTTTGTGCTACAATAGTTAAGTAATCACCTGATCCGCCTAAGTCTAAACTTGCACTACCGAATTTTTTAATATCTTGATCTATACTTGCTGCGCCGTTACCTGCAACAGTTTTACCTATTCTAGAAGTAGGTGTTTCAAATCCTTCAGACTTTCCAGATATATAAATTTTACCATCTGAATCTACACTTGAAATTGTTCCGGTTGCTAGTACAGTTACACCGTCTGTATCATAATATGTAATAGTTTCTGATGCAGAATAAGATCCAGTAAGGTCTGATACTCTAAGTGCTGTTTCGCCAGCACTTTTCTTACCTAGCGCACCGTCTATTGCATATATGCCTTTATCTGCAAAATATGTAAAACAATTTAACCATTCTACTCTTACGCCATTTGTTAGTGTTATTGCATCAACTCCGGGTGTAATAAAAGTTACACTATGAAAAAGACAACCAGCTTCTTTTGAACTAGTATCCATTACACTACCATCTAGTAAAGCGCCTTTACCTGCATCACCCTGATTAAATCCTCTTGGATCTTCTACTGTTGTTACACTACCAGTTGTAATTACACTAACATTTCTTATGTAAGGTGACCTAGTTGTAACAGTTGCAGCAGATGCAAATTTAAATGCATACCCTGGACTATAAAAATCACTTATAGTTATGTCTTCAATTGTAACTTCACCGGTTAATAAAAATGCATCGTTATTTTGTGTAGCAACTGTAGGTATAATTTTTACAGAACGCATACTGTGACCTTTTACAGTTACACCTGCAGGAACAGTTAACGGAAATATTTCAGTATATGTTCCTGGCGTAATATGAATTGTATCGCCAGATGATGCTACACTAAGAGCTTGCGTTAAACTAGCATATGGATCTTGCGGATGTGTTCCTGAGTGAATGTCGTCTCCATTTTCAGAAACATAATAAATATTTCCTTGGCGTAGGATAAGATCAATTCCGTCTGCTTCAATAGAAGCACTGTTTACTTCTTCTGCATAGAAATTTTGTACCCAAATATCGTTCCATCTTTTACCGCCAGAATCAGGGTCACTACCTAATGTATATGTGTCAGTTTGTGAAGGAATAATATTACTACTAAGCTCTGAATTAAATTCGATATAATCTGTATCAGCATCGCCTATTGTAATAACACCGTCTGCTGTAATATTACCTGTAGCATAAATGTCACCTTGTACATTCATATCGCTGTGTATTTCAACTCGACCTGTACCCTGTGGAGCAAGTTCTAAATTAGCATTAGTAGTATTTGTTCTAATTCGATTACCTTCGATATCAATACTATCAATTGTTAATCTATTTTGATAAACTACGTTATCTAATGTGCCTAAGGCAAGTGTACTTGTAGCACTTGATATAGTGTTACCTTGTATTCTAACATCGCCTATTTCTGCTAAAGTAGTTACTTCTAGTGTAGGTGTTCTTGAAACACCGATTACATCTAAATCGTACTGAGGTGTAGCGTTGTTAATACCGATGCGCTGGTTATTAACATCTAAATATAGAAGATCCGTCTCAAAAGCTAGATTTACTCCCTCACGAAGTAAGTTTTGCTTTAAGAGCGGACCACTTATGCGACCTACAGCCATCTCTTTTCCTCAATACGGGGATCCTGTCCCTCCAACCACCTTACATTGCGGGTTGACCACAGTTTGTACCTGCAATACTTGGTCTATAGTGCATTAATATTATTTATCGTTTTTTACAATTAACCTAGTAGAATGCTCCAAAGAGATACTTCTTCACGCATATAATCTTCTGTAACAGGATCTTCTTCAATGCCTGTTCCAGGGATCCATGCTACATTATTCCAAACTTCTACGCCTTTAATAGAAGGATTGTATCGAAATGCACCTACTTCTGGTCCAGGTCCGCTGTCTTCTGATACAGCAAGTACTAAATCAGTAACTGCAAACGCATTTAATCCTTTTTCATTTGTACCATTTTGAGAAATTCTAAATTTTATATTTGAAAAATCAACAGTCGAATCTTCAATGTTAAATGTAATTTCAAAATCTTTCCATATAACAAATTCTGATCTATTTTCAATTTCCATTATCGGAGTTATTGTAACCATTCCAGAATCATCAGATCCGTCATACGAGAACTCAAAATTTATATCGTTGCCTTCATATAGTCTACTACCATTCGATCCGTCGCCTAATATTAATTTACCTTTAAATCTTGCAGAGGTGAAATTACTTAAATCTAGACTATCAGTAACTGCATATCTAGTAGTGTTAGGTAAAATAGATGTATCTTCGTCAAACATATAATAATAGTTATTGCCGCTAGGTTCATATTCTACAAATTGATTTGTGTTTGTAGTAATTTTATATTGTATTTCTAGTTCCCAATTATTTGTCATACCAGAAACAAGAGTGTTTAGTGAACTAGGAACAGTTACTTCAACATTTATTCCATAATTTCCAGATCCGCCTACTATTACTTGTGTTGGAAAAATACTTGCTTCTGTTCCTGTGTTCGAGTATGTCCTAGTATCTTGCGGTACATCTCCAAACACTCCGGATACAGTCCAGTCTGTAGTATTGCCGTTATCTTCAAATACGCCTATTCTTGTTAGATAGGTTGTTGCCGTGTCATCGCTAGGTAATGTTATATCAACATATTCATTTGTATCTTGAAAGTTTCCTCTAAATCTTATTTGCGATAATTCTATATCGATTACGTCTGAAATATCATCTATACCAAAATCAATAAAATAGTTTTGTGATCCTGTATTAGTAGATCCTACTATCTGAGTATTAGTTACTGTTGTAGTACCGTTGCCGGTAGCAGTAGTTGTTGCTTGTGCAATTCTTACTCCGTTGTCAGATTCCCATAATGAACTTGCACTAATATCAGTCCCAGTAGATAAAGTATTAACATTGTCTGTTATTACTGTACCGGCTAGTCCTATAATTGCAGCTAAAGTACCTCCTGCTTTTACATAACCATTTTCACCACTTATAATTTCAAAGGCGCCTGCTGAAGGATTTGTCCAAGTTGTATTTCTAAAATATTCTTGATTATTAAGTGTTACTGTTCCTGTGCCTTTTCTTCTAATCCAAAGATCAGCATTTGATTCAGAACTTGTAATTTCATTATTATTAATTAAAACACTATCGCTTTGTAATCCGTGTAGTGTAATACCTTCGTTGTTTATTTCTCCAACTTTTATAGCATTTATGTTAATATCAATGTAGTTGTTTGTATCATTAGCAATTATACTAGTTCGTCTGTCATCTGAATAAATGCCATCAAATGAAATTCTTCCGTCGCCAAACCCTTCAAAAACATTAGCTTCAGAACTAAATCTTAAAATTCCTACATCTTCAATTATTTCATCGTTTGTACCTACTGGTAGTCTTAATCCTTCGCCTTCAACAATTAAATTATTACTTGTAGTAAATTCGATATTTGTTGCATCAGTTGTTGTAATTGTGTTTTCTCTAAATCTAATCCCTTCAATTTCAACATAGCCTGCGCCATTTGATTGTAAATTTAGATTAGCATCAGAAACAGTAGTTGTAATTGTAGTATCAAATATTTGTATGTCGTCAAATACTATATTATCAGCATATACATCATTCCAAACTTTTGAATTACTACCTAAACTATATGTTCTATCTTGATCGGGATAAAAATCTTGTTCTATGTTTACATTAAGATCTACAGTATCATTAGGATTATTACCTAGTCTGATCAATTCTCCTGAAATTGAAAGATCTCCTACAATATCTGTATTTTTATCAAATAATACATTTGAATTAAAATTTGTAGTACTTGTTACACTATCAATATTTAGATCACTTATTAGAGAATACATTGTTTCTCCTTCAAATCTAATATTTCCAGTTTCTACAAAAGATGTATTAAGTGTTGTTTGATCTGTACCGTTTGAGATTATAATTTGAGATAGTCCGTCTAATGTAACATCCTCTGCATCAATACTTAATAATCCAGATTCTAGATCTACAAAAAATTCATTACCGACTTTAAATTTACCCTTTTCGTCAGTGTTAGTTACATATATTTTTCCGCCATTAAGATCATCCCATTGTTGTTCTTCAATAACATCGTTCGGATCGTTGTCTACTTTGTATTGAGTTCCTATATAAGCAAAATTATGCTGTATCAAGTACATTATACAGTCAGAGCCGTCTGCTACCGCACCATAGTTACCATAGACGTTTGCCGAACCTATTGAACGTAATTCTGCACCGTAGTTTACTGTTGATCCGTCTGGGCTAATGCGTCCTGTAACACCGTTACTTGCATAAAGTCCTCTATCAGCAAAATATGTAAAACTGTTAAGCCATTCTACTCGCACACCGTTAGTCATGTACAATCCAGCTACACCCGGAGTGATAAATGTTGCACTATGGAACAGCATACTAGCAGTTGGACTTGATGCATTTAAGACTGATCCGTCGATTACAGCGCCTTTGCCGGCGTCACCTTGATTAAATCCTCTTGGATCTTCTGTTGTTGTTACACTACCTTGTGTAATAACTGTAACATTTCTTATATACGGAGAACGGGTACTAATTATAGCATTTGTTGCAAAACTAAATGCTGCACCTGTATAAAAATCTTTTACTGTTAGGTCTTCTACAGTAGAGTTGTCATTTAATTTAAATACATCTTGATTTTCATATCCGGCAGCAGGCTTTATAATTGTGTTTCTAATTTCTTCACCTTTAACTGTAACGTTATCAGGAACTATCAAAGGTAATTCTTCTTCATATTCGCCTGCAAATATATGTACTGTTACAGTTCCTTCGCCGCTTGCATCAGCTGCTTCTAATGCACGTTTTACTGTTCTAAATGGTCCTTGTACATGATCGCCTACATTTGTATCGTTGCCGTTTTGCGAAACATAAAACATATTTCCAACTCTAGCATTAATGTTAACAAACCCTGAAATAACTTCGCCTGTTTCTACTGCTGCACCGTTTAGTAAGTTTGTATGTATTTCGCCTAATCTTCTATCACTACTACCTAAGTTGTATGTATCTGTAATATCTGGAACAATATTACTTTGTACTTGTGTATTAAAACTAATTTCGTCAGGAGTCTCAGGTCCAGTCCCAAATATTAAATCGCCGCCCATAGAAATATTGCCTGTAGCATTCATACTACCATATATGTCAACATTATTTAAAAATTCAACTGTGCCTGTACCGTTTGGCATTAAATCTAAATTAGCATTAGTATTATAAGTTGTAATTTTTTCATCATCTATAAGTATGTCAGAAGTTGCTAATGCACTCAATTGTATATTAGGATCTACTCCATCAACAGGAGTTGCTGTCAGATATAGTATATCAGTGTCTACGCCAATAGTATTATTTTGTGCTGTAAATACTGGAAAAACTTCCATAATATCTGCATTTAAATTTTCTGATCTAAATTTTGTCTTTACAGTTAAATCTTTGCTAGGATTTTCTAAGTCTATACCTATTCGCCCAGTAACTGGATCGAGGTGTAACAACGCAGTATCAGATGCAGTGTTTTTAAAATTTAAATTTGGCTTGCCGGCACCGCCTTGATATAACTCAAGATTGTCTTGTAATACACCGCCGCCTATTCGTCCAGTTTGTGGTTCAGGCATTTTCTACTCCTTTGACATATGTATTTATTTGTCAAAGTTATGTAATACAGTTACAGGTTTACCTAAGGGTGGTGCAGATCCAAATCTTATATACCATCCTTCTGCTTTACCACTAGGATTTTGTTTTAATGTATAGTTTGTCGTTGGTAACTGATAAACATTTTCAACAAATACTAATACATTTTGTGCAGCAGCAGGAATAGGATAATCACTATCTTGACTATCAAGAGGACCAAAGTCAACTTCACTTGCATCGCCTACGCCTAAACTTTGTACTATAATACCTGGATCTTGATTTGGTTCTTTAAACCGTATTTCTCTCCAAGCACCATTTTGATAAGCTTCTAATTGCTCGTCATCTGTGTTATATCTTACATAACCATTTTCTGGGTAGAAAGGTCTTTGAGATTCTTCACCTTTTGGAACTAACAACCCCTTTTTACTATCCATAATAACTTGATCGTTTTCATCGTATCTTACACCTGGACCAGTTATACTTCTTAAATTTGTTGTTTGTCTTTTAATTAATCTCATTATACTTCCAACCAACTTACTGTAGCACTTAAATTTGTCGGACTATCTCCAACAATTACAATTCTATCACCTGATTCTAAAACAATTTTTTCGCTATCGAATGTAAATGTTTCTCCCGAAGGCATTTGTAGTGAATTTACAACCTTATTAATATCACCTTTAGCTTCGTTACGTTTTACTATGTGCATATCAAAGTTTGTTGTTCCGGCTTCTTCGTGTATAATATTTGGTACTTCATTATTACATACTAAAATATTAGTTACTGCATATCTTCTTGCCGGAGGATCTAATGGGTCTAACGGATCCCATGTTCCTATTGCTTTATAAGGATCTGGAACTTGTACTAAATCTTGATCTGTTGTTGTTATTAATAAATTGCGTATAGGCATTTATATCTCCAAATAACTTATTACAACTGCTAAAGTTGTGTTGCCAGGATTAGTAATATCATCCGGTGTTCCTATTCCTACAATAGAATCACTACTTTCAATAATTATTTTTTCACTATCAAACGTAAATGTTTCGCCTGCACGTAAACTCATTTGATTTATAATTCTGTTAATATCACCTCTAGACTGACCATTAGGTATTAAGTGCAAATCAAAAGTTGCCAACCCTTCTTGATCGTCTGACGGATTAGGAACATGTGTATTACATACAATTATTGTTGTAATTGCATATTGCTTTGCAGCTGGCACTGTAAGCAACGCTGTTTCTGTTATTCCTATAAATTTGTGTTCTATAGCCATAAAAATTCCTAAAATATCATACTGTAAATCATTGATTTATTATTACTTACTATTTCGTCACGTCTATCAAAACTATTTACAAAATATAATCCAGTGTCGCCAAATTGTGGAACGTTTGTATATAACTTTAATCCTGCAGAACTATCATCCGGAGCACTCGGTTCTAATAATCCATCGTCGTCGCCCGGTGTTGCATTTATTTGTAACACATCGTTAATTCTTACTGTACCTGTTCCGGGTGCTGAAAGAGTAAGATCGCTATTACTAACAGTTGATTCTATTTTAGTATCTAAGATTCGTATTCCTTGAATTTCAGCTCTATTTTCATAAAATTCACTTACAACAACATCGTCAATACCTATTTGCACAAGACTTGGATTTCCAGTATCTTCTCTATCAATAGTTTCAACAAATGTTTTTGTTATTGTACCTTCTTCAATTCTATCTTGGAACACTCCTGCAAAATAAGAATTAACATAATCAACAATTGATTTAGTATTCGGTATGTTATCCGGATCAATAACACCGTCTGAATTAGAACCGCCTGTTAAATCAATTGTCCCTGTTGCAATGTCAGTATATGTAAAAACATTATTTTCATAATCGGTAGTACCTGTAACAGTGATTACACCAGTACCGTTGCTTATTAAATATAAATCACTGCCGCCTGTATTGATATGATTTGTTTGTAATCCTTTAAGTGTTCCACTACCTCCGTCGGCAATGTAAAGCCTAAATGCGCCATCAGTTCCTCCTGGAACTACGTTTGCAATATTTTCATCAAATACAAGAAATGTATCTGCATTTGTTCCTCTATCTATTCTAATACCTGCGGAATCAAGTGTAATACCTGCACCAGTCTCTCCGCTGTTTACAATAATTATATTGTCTTTTACGGTCATATTTTCAGACTGTACGGTAGTTGCATTACCTTGTACGATAAGGTCGCCTGTTACTCTTACAACACCATTTTCGTTACCAGTGTTTAATACAATAACACCACCTTCTTGTGTTTCTATAGTATAGTCACCGTATGGAATTCTTAAATATTTTGACATGCGTATTTCCTAATAATGGGAGGGCTTTCACCCTCCCTAGTTTATTAAAGTGCTGTTAGGATTACTACAGACTCAGTCGAGTCGTCTTGTATTTCCCATTTGTATTGATTGTTGTTATAATCAGTTGCTTTATGAAGTGAAATTTTCTTTAGCGGAATTCTGTTACCAGTTCCGTCTGATCCAAACAATACCATTTCGCCTTCTAGCAAATCAGCAGTTGCTTTGTTTGTTAGACGACAATCTAAAGTATCTGTACCATCAGTTACTTTAAATTTATTTGAACCTTTTTGTGCAACAATGTATCCTGTATCTACTGGACCTGTTGCAGTCTTTACATTACATTCTACACGAAAGTTATTTTCTGTTTCTGATCCTACATTACGCTGATCAGGTGTTTCCGGATCTCCGAAAAATCTTTTTCCTAGTGGTCTTCCCATTTGTTTTCTCCTATAAAAAGTAGTCCTATGCGGGTTCTAGCCGCTACGCTGTGGGTACAGCATAAGTCCGCCTTGCGGCACACTATTTGACATATGTATTTATCATAAACAAAAAAAGCCCGACACAATTAAGTATCGAGCGTTATATTAAGGTCATAAAAAAAGGCCCCGTAGGGCCTTTTTTCTTTATTATAAAAATAATATTAGCTAAAGCTTACATTACCATTAGTAATTGCAACGTTAGCTAAGTAATCAGCTGCGTTACCAAGCGATGATGCTGTATTGTTCAACTCAACATATCCGTAACGTGTCATAAATGACACTGTTGGTTCGAATGATGTTGGATCAAGCACAACGCCTGAGCTCATTAGTGGGATATATGGGCAATAGAATGCTGCTGCATCTGATTCACTTGAACCTTTGTAGCCAACTAGTACCGCAGTACCGTCACCTGCATATGTGTCTACATAGACACGCATTGCGTTATTTAATGTACCAACCATTTTAGTGTTAGTTGGTGCTTCAAATGTACCCTCTGTTGTACGTGCAAATGCGCTTGTAGTAGCACTTTGTAGAATTGTTAGCGCAAATGGGCTAACGACTGCAAAGTTACCTGCGCCTCTGCGTGTACGCTGAGCGATTAGGTTTGATGCACGGTTGATTTGTACTGCAAGTGCTGCATGCTCGTCACCAACAAATGTTGCTGTACCAGACACGCCTGCTTGATCGTATGTTTCAACTGCTGCACCACTTAGTGTGCGTAAAGAAGCTAATACTTCTTGATCGATTTCAGCAGTAATCTCTTGTGCTAGAGCAGCCATAATTTCTGCTTCAACATCAATACCATGTTGGGACTGAGCATCTTGAGCTGATTCAAACGTCCAACGAGCACTCAACTTACGAGTTTTCGCTTCAACAGTTTGCTTCAAGATCTGAATACTTAGTTGATTACCAGCTGCACCTTCAAGAGCTGCTGTAGAGTTAGCTGCACCAGGATTTGCTTCATCACCTGAATATGATGTTGCAATTTTGAATGGGCTTAGAGCCTCTTCACCTGCTGTTGCACCGTTGGCGCCCGCATTCACAGTGTCGCTATAACGAACACGTAGAGTGTGGATTTGACCAACTGGACCAGTCATAGGCTGAACACCTACGATTTCATTAGCAATGACTGTTGGCATTACACGTCTGATCACTGGTAGGATCACACGATTTAGAGTTGCTACGTTACCGGCAGAAGTAGCGCCTGCAGTGGCTGTTTCTGACAAATACTTGCGTGTATTTTCCAAAGTTGCGGCCATTACAGATTTCTTGTTGCCATTTAGGCCTTCAAGAAGTGCTGTCTTCGTATCCTGCCAGCGACTTTCTAGTAGTTCTGACATTTCAATCTCCTTAATTCAATCCAGCAAGACGACGAATGTCTAATACATTACTATCATCTTCTGTACTACTGTTTGTTTGCGAAACCATTTCGCGGTTGCCTGTTACTTCTGTGCCTTCTGTAATTACTGCCTTACGCTTTGCTGGAGTATTTCCGTCAATAACTGATGGTAAGTACTTGTCAAAAGACTTTTGAAGTCTTTCAGTTTGTACTGATTCCAGTAAGTCTGTCATAATTTCTTTTTGATCCTTTGATAAAGGAGCAATCAAGTCATTAATTGTCTTCTCACGTTTTGCTGATTCAATTAAGCGTGATTTCTCTTTGTTAACTGATTCTGCGAGAGTTTTTGCTTTTGTAGCAAATGCCTTAGCTTCTGACAGTTGTTGATCTTTAACATCAATAACTTTTAGAAGTTTAGTTGTTTCTGATTTTTCATT